CAACTTACCCCACTTGGATGTACCCCAAGCAATAAGAGCACCAACAATGGCTGCAACAAATGCACGACCTGTTGCTCTTGTTGTAGTTGTATTAAGTGGACTTGACATTATTCTTTCTCCTTATTATTGGTGAATTTGACGGATACCTGAACACCATTAACTTGAGTACGTAGGCTGTTGAGAAGTCCAGCGATAGTTTCGCTGATCTCTTGGCTTGCGAGCTCGTCGCTTTGGGTATTACGGGCATCATAACTTATGGATATAACAGCTTTTTTCATAAGAATGAATATAATGCATATTTTTGTAAAAGTCAAGCTTTTTACAAAAAATTATTATTATGCAATAATATTGAAAGAAGCAGCTAAATCAGCTGGCATCATTTGATATGGGTTTCTATCAAATATGACACCACCGGCCCACAATGATTGAGCTACTACTGCACTGCAAATCATTGTGTTGTTATTTGTAAATTGCAACTTAATACCTGTGATTAAATCCAGGGTAATACTGACTATGGTAAAGAAACCATACTTATCCTTAATAAAGCTTTTGCAAGCAGACACCGTTTGATCACGGCTTTGTTTGTTAAGCTTTGTTGTGACGTAGTAATACTCTACATCAGCATACTCACTAATATTGCTAGTTATTACTCCACGTCCTACTGCCTCAACAATGGTTCCATCTTCGCCAACAATCATTGCAGCATGATTCCATCGAGAAAATGGCTTCATTTTACCATGATATCTAATAAATTGACCAAATCGAATTAACTTGGCTAAGACACCTTTAGTTGATACCAAAATAAAGTCTCCTGGGACATATTGTTTTGGATCTTCACCTGCGGCATATATCTTATATGTCGAAGTCATTTATATCGCCTTCATAATCGTATGTTTCATTAATTCCAAAGAAGGATCCGTAAGCTGCACCACCTAGCGGATGCTCACCGACACCCAACATATCTAATGTTGATCCATATTCTCTTTTAATACCTTGTTCATCTTCTTCTTCTTTATTATCTATCACAGATGCTGTAATACCAGCAAGTGGTGCTGATGAAGATGACAAATCATAATCTTTGTTGCGTTCTACACCTAGTTGTGTACCTTGTTCATTACCAGGTTGAGTTACAAACCAGCTAGCACCGCTTATAGGGGCTCCTCCGCCAATTCCGGTACCTGGGTTAGCCTTCTCATGCAATCCACCGTCTCTAGGTGGGTCTCCGACACTTTGAAAGCCATTTGGTTTGTTAAGAGTAAAAGCACTACCTGCATCGGTATCAATAGCAATACGTTTAAAACCACCAAGAACGGCGGGAAGTGGACGATGTTGCTTTGCACCAGTTTCTAATTGATCTTGTGGACCAGTTTCTACTCTATTGGCATCACTAGTAAGATCAGCAGGTGTTAAACCATGTACAAAAGATTGGTCTTCCGAAATAAGGTCGGTGGGGTCTGCGTATTTAACGCTAGCGTGGTGTCCAAGAGTGTCATCTGGATCTGCATCGATTTGATACTTAGGAACACGGTTAAGAGGAGTGTTTAATTTTTCATCTACGCCAGTATTACCGGTATTAGGGTCAACATTGGGGGCAAAAGCTCCTACACTTCCTGCACCCGTAGAACGTTCACCGAAATCCATGATTCCTGCTTGTGGCAGTCGTAGGATTTGGATTTTGCGAATAGCATCCTGAGCAGTAACGCTTTCAACAAATTGATTCCAAAGAATTTTATCTCTAGCAAGTGTTGATGTTAGCTCTGAGCCAAGTGATAGGGTAAGTATAAAACCTTCATCATGAACAGTTACTTCTGGATCTGCTTCGTAACCCTCAAATTGTGACATTATAGAACGAATGATGCCTTCACGGTTGTCTTTAGTCACATAAGGATTAAAAACACAGCGAAAATTCTTCCTCTGTAGTCCAAGAGAATTGCTCATATACTACATACGCGGATACTTGAGCTTTTTAAACCGTTCTAGGCTAGTGCCTTCATATCTACGACATAAGTAATCAAGGGAAACAAACATTGGGTCATAGCTTCCGCCATTAACTTGATGTTTAACGACAATACCACGCCAGTGAGCATTACCCTGAGGTCCTTTGTAGTTTTCATCATGCAGATAACAAGCACCTGCTACGAGGCCATGTTGGGATCGTGCTCCACCATCTCTACCATCACCATTTACATATCTCAGACCATAGAGAAGAGTCTGCTGGTGCCCCATAGTAAAAGAATGACCAATGCTCTTAAGACGACCATCGATTGTTCCACCATAAGGATTACCCGTCATTGGGTTATAAAAGAAGTGACTGTAAGCTACGCCATCAAGCCATAGAATTTCTTTGAATGGCTTTACTTGCCATCCAGTACGAGCGTAATCAAGGTCGTCTGTGCTAAACAATCCATCAATTTGAGCATCATTTTCAGTTGCACGGTTAATACGGTCTTCGTGATTACCTAAAAGAATATGACGCTCTGGATTCCATTTTGCGTGCTTAGTCTTACGTTGTTGATCATTGTAATCGTAAATAGGTTGATTAAGAATACGCCATGCTTCGTTAGCAGATTCAATGTCTTGAACTACTCTGCGACCTTCCATGCTCTTCTTTCCTTTATCATACAATGAAAGAGCTGGCATATCTGCATGGTCACCTAGGTGAATAATCTTAATATTCTTGTTGCGATATTCCTCAACGATAAACATTCCAATCCAATTCAGGTGGTCTGTAGGAACACCGTCCTTGGCTTGAGTATCTGGAATTACAATGTGTACAACTGGTTCGGTTTCTACTTGCAATTCTTTTTTCTTAAGGGTCACATTATTCCTTAACTATTCGTTAACATCATTCGCGTCAAGGTCCAAAACATCCTGAGTTTTTTCACCATCTTTAATGTCCAACAAATTACGTGTATCTTTTGTTGTTACAATTGGTGAAGTTGGGCTATCAGTCAAAGCGTTGGAACCTTTACTGGGTTGTGTACTATACCTAATCATTATTGCACCTTTCTTTGTGTCTGTCAAACCTTAATTGCAAAGTTTCTAAAATATTTTTTATTGCTTTATTTTTATCTTTGGATAGAGTATTTTTCCAAATTGTTGAATTTGATGGATTAATAACAATTTTACCTTCATGACGATTGCCATTGGTTAAAAGGAATGCATCATATGATATATCGCATTTATCGCATTTAATAGTCTTAATTATTTCATATTCTACTTCATATGAAAAATCAACATTACCTTTGTTTATAGTAATGCCTTCTGGCAAACCTTCAATTTCACTCATGCGTTTTAAAGGCCAAAATTCCAAGATCTTTTAGATACTCTTCAGGAGTAATATTAGTAACTTGTGAAAGAAGATTCAATAAACTCAATACTACACCCGTTAAACAGCTGAATAGCGCCAGAGGGTCGCTTTCTAATACCATTTCATAAGCTACATCTTCTTGTTCACTAGTTATTGCTGTGAGTAGAGCTACTACTAATCCAACATTTTCAGCAACATCATCCATATTATTTACCGGATGCTTTAAGGAACCAATTCCATTTCTGATGCATATCAATGCGTTCAGCTATAAAATTGGCGATGCCTTGTTGGTTGGACTTGTTTGCTAAGTCAAATGTTTTCATTAAAGTAATAATGAGATCAGAGTTTAGCGCAATCAAATAATTTGTCAAGGCTTTAGCATCACTGGTTTGTTCATCAACTTCATTAAGATTTGCTATTTTAACAAGATCACTCATGTTATATTTTGCATATCCACCAAGTTTACGGATATTTTCAGCAATAGGATCAATACTATCGTAAACGTCGCTTACTATTTCATCAAATAATTTGTGGTATTCGTAAAAATCAATTCCTGTAACATTCCAATGGAATTCATGTACAGTGTGATAGAACAAGGCAACATCGGCAAGCAATTGTTGTAGTTGTTTAACGAGTGGTGGCTGGTTTGACTTTGGTGCACTGTCATCTTCTACAGCACCAACAACTCTAAACCCATTCCAGGAATCAGTCATGTTACAACCAGTTAAGGTTATCCCCAAATGATTCGTTTAGGCTTTCTTCAACCAATTTAGCTGATAGCTTATTTGCACTAGCTGACTTGATGCCACGGAAAGTGCTTCCTTCTTTACGAGCTCTACGGCAGATTTCTACATTGTCAACAAAGTTGTCAATAATAGCTGCACGCTTTTCTACATCAAGAATTGGAAGAGTTTTTTGTTCTACATAGTATACAGCAGCTTCACGAGTGTTAAGTTGACTGTCAAGAAGACGGTGACCCTGATCTTCAATCCATACTTCAGCACCAGCAGTTACAAAGTTAATCCAGTCGGCATCTTCGTATTCACGATTGATTGAAGCAGCAGTACGATAAAGAAGGCTACCATCATCTTCACCAAGGTCAGCGGTTCCTGCACTGCTAACACGATATTCTTTAGCGATAGTTCCACCTGGAAGACTATTCAGGTAGTCCTCAGTGTCAAAATCAACATATTCAGAAGCAATTTTCTCAAGAGATTCTTTTTCTGCACCAAGTTCTGTAAGAATATTTGCGTAACGCTCAAGTTCTGTCATAGAAGCATTAGGGTTGCTAGCAGCAGTCCTTGTAGTGTCAAGGATGTCTTGTAGTCTGTCTAGTCTAGCGAAGATACTCTCTGAAGAGCCGTTGAACCAGCCATTGTCTGCGGCGGCAGTCTTAGCTTGTCTTTCAATGTCATCGTAGTTCATAATGGAATCTTTCTGTTTCCTCAGTCACTATTGCGAGTTTTAGTTTGATTTACATCCATCAACAATGCCATGTTCTGTGCATTTTCCTGGACCCATGTAATCTTCCATGTTTTCATTAGCAATATCTTCTATCTTTTTGCTAAGTTCAGCAATTTTTTTATTGGCAGTTGTGATTCTATTCATTAGTATGCAGAAGTTGTTGGTGATACTTGATCAATAA